TACTTTAGCTAAACTTAATATTAACTGTGTAGTTTTAAAACATACAGAAGAAGAATCTAAAAGAGTTAAAAACTATGCATATGCTGAAGAAATTAATTTTATAGTATCTCACCCCAAGAGAAACATTTTTATTAAAAATTTATGTGAAAAATTAAATGGAAACACTTTATGTTTATTTCAGTTAGTTGACAAACATGGAGTTTTATTGTATAATGAAATTAAAAAGTTTGACAGGAAAGTATTTTTCGTGTATGGTGGAACTAATACACAAACCAGAGAAGATATTCGTTCTATAACTGAAAATGAAAAAGATGCTATAATCATAGCTTCATATGGTACATTTTCTACAGGAATAAATATTCGTAACATACACAATATTGTTTTTGCTAGTCCATCTAAAAGTAGAATAAGAGTATTGCAAAGTATAGGTAGAGGATTGAGGCAAAGTAAAGATAAAGATTCTGTAAAACTATTTGATATATCTGATGATCTTACACATAAGACTAGAAGAAATTTTACATTAAGACACTTTTATGAACGAATAAATATATATAAAGAAGAACAGTTTGATTATAAAATTGATAGGATTAAATTATGAGTTGTGAAAAAGCCGAACTTTTAGAAGAGAAGTCAAAAATGAGTTATCAAGTTATTAAATTATCAAATGGCGAAGATATCATATGTACCGTTGAGGAACTTGAATCTAATAGGTTTAAAGTAACCTCACCATTAAAGATGAGCACTCACAGTAAAATAACTGAAAATGGTGTAATTGAATCTTTAGGTTTATCTAGATGGATACAGGTATATTCTGATCAACCATTTTATAATATAGAAAAAAATTCTGTAGTTATTATGACTCCAGCATCTCATGGATTGGGTCGTTACTATGAGCACGTATTAAATAGTATTGCAGCTTCAGAAATTAATGGTGCAATAGGAAAAGGCCCTACAGAAGAAGAATTAAATTCAATTGAACATGAAGAATATCTAGAAGAAACTGAAGATTATTTAACTCACTGGAATGTAGATGATAAACTTTATCATTAATTTGAAAAGATTACAATATCTATTATACACACTATCCTATACCTTGTCAAGTAAAAAATGCATTGATTTTAAATAATTATTTACTTGACATTCCTCTCAAAATAGTGTAGTATAGAAGAAATATGTAAAAGGAATTGTTATGGCAAAAAAACCTAAAAAAGTAAGTGTTCACTATGTAGATAATAAGAAGTTTCTACAAGCAATGAAAGATTGGAAAGACCAATGTAAAGAAGCTGAAGAGGCTGACGAAGAACTTCCTAGAATTACAAATTATATTGGTGAATGTTTTTTAAAGATTGCAAATGGACTTTCATACAGACCAAACTTTATTAATTATACATACAAACAAGAAATGATATCAGATGGTATTGAAAATTGTTTACAATACATTCATAACTTTAATCCAGAAAAATCAAATAATCCTTTTGCTTATTTTACACAAATTATTTACTACGCATTTATTCGTAGGATTCAAAAAGAAAAAAAACAAGCTCATGTAAAACATCAGTTAATATCAAAACAAGAGTTTATTCCTTTTGTTACAAACCCATATGACACTACGCCATATCAGGTAAGTGGGTTTGATGTAAATATAATGGTGCCTGATGAGGCAGTTTATAAACCTAAGAAAAAAGAAAATAAAGATAAGATTGGTGGCCTAGAGAATTTTATGGAGCTAGATGATTGAAGATTGCTATAATTAATGATACACATTTTGGTGCTAGAAACGACAACTCAAATTTTAACGAATACTTTTATCAATTTTTTGAAGGAGTATTCTTTCCATACTTACAACAAAATAATATAAAAACTTGTATTCATCTGGGAGACTTGATGGATAGACGTAAGTTTGTTTCATATAAAACTGCTAAAGACTTTCGTGAAAGATTTGTTTTGCCATTTAAAAGTTTAGAAGTAGATTTACACATTATGATTGGAAACCATGATACATTTTATAAGAATACTAATGATGTAAATTGTGTAGAAGAACTTTTAGGTCAACGCCATAAAAATATTAAAATATATCCAGAAGCTGAAGAAGTTGAATTTGATGGTACTAAGATTTTATTTTTGCCGTGGATTAATAGTCAAAACACAATTCACTCAGAGAGTATGATTAATAAAACAACAGCAGGTATTTGCATGGGGCATTTAGAGATTGCTGGATTTGAAATGATGAAAGGTATGTTAAATGAACATGGAATTAATAAGAGTATGTTTAGAAAGTTTGATACTGTTTTTTCTGGCCATTTCCACACTAAATCTGATGATGGTCAAATATTTTATTTGGGAGCTCCATATGAACTTTATTGGAACGACTGCAATGACAGAAAGGGATTTCATGTATTCGATACAGAAACTAGAGAACTAGAAAGAATAGAAAATCCTTATACCATTCATAAAAAAATTCACTATGACGATGCACAAAATGATTATACTAAATTTGATGTAAGTAAGTTAGCAAATCATTATGTAAAAGTTATTGTAGTAAATAAAAAAGATTTATATCAATTTGATCAATTTATTGATAGAGTGTTAAAAACAGATTGTCACGAAGTTAAGATTATAGAGGATTTTTCTGACTTGGATGCAAACACTGTTTCTGATGATATTGTTGAAAATACAGAAGATACAATGACACTTCTCAGTAAATACATTGAGGAACTTGATACAACTTTAGATAAAGGTAGACTAATTAACCTACAAAGACAACTTTATACAGAGGCCCAAGACTTAGAAATATGATTAATTTTAAATGTGTGAGGTGGAAAAACTTTCTTTCCACAGGTAATCAGTTTACCGAAATTCAATTAGATAAAGAACCTACTACACTCATCATTGGTGAGAATGGAGCAGGAAAGTCAACCATACTTGATGCTTTGTGTTTCAGCCTATTTGGAAAACCATTCCGTAATATTAGTAAAATGCAAATGGTAAATTCAATCAATAACTCTTCTACAATTGTTGAGGTAGAATTTAAAATAGGTACTGTAGAGTATAAGGTTGTACGATCTATAAAACCAAATAAATTTGAAATATATCAAAATAATATTCTTATGAACCAAGAAGCAAATGCTCGTGATTACCAAAAGATATTAGAACAACAAATTCTTAAATTAAACTATCGTTCATTTACACAGGTAGTTATTCTTGGTAGTTCAACATTTGTACCTTTTATGCAGCTTAAGGCTAGACACCGTAGAGAAGTTGTAGAAGAAATTTTAGATATTCAAATATTTTCTACTATGAATCTAATTCTAAAACAAAGATTAAAAATTATATTAGATGACATTCGTGAAAATGATTATCAATATGAACTTGCATCTGAAAAGATTAGTTTTCAAGAAAATCACATAGCTGATTTAAAGGATAATAAAGAAAAAATTATCCAACAAAAACAAAGACTTATAGAAACTAATGAAAAAGAAATTTCTAGAAGAACTGATGAAAGAAATCAATTAGAAAATGATAATGCAAATTCTCTTACTTCTATTGATGATAAAATATCAGTAGAAACTAAAAGTACAAGACTAAAAGACATACAATCTACTCTTGTTGAAAAACATAAAACCCACACATCAATGGTTGGTTTTTTTGAAAACAATGAAGATTGCCCAACTTGTCAACAACACATTGATGAAGCTTTTAAAACTGATATGATTTCACAGAAAAGAACAGAAGCAGATAAAGTACAATCTGGAATGAAAGAACTTAAATCTGAATTAGATAAAATTTCTTTGAGGAAAAAAGAAATAAAAGAAATTACAGATAGTATTCGTAATAATCAAGTATCTATTGCAAAGATAGATTCTTCAGTGTTAGAATTAAAAAAGTTTAACGTACAACTAGAAACTGAAATATCACAATTTAAACTTGATGGTAGTGCTTCATCTGATGTTGATAAACTAAAAGAACTTAAAAATGAAGCAGAACTTTGCAGTAGACAAAAATCAAAACTAAGAGAAGATAAGTTATATGCTGAAGCTGCAAGAAATATGTTACAGGATACAGGTATTAAGACTAAGATCATTAAACAGTATCTACCAATAATGAATAAGTTGATAAACAAGTATCTTACTTCTATGGAGTTTTACGTTAACTTTACATTAGATGAAAACTTTGAGGAAACAATTAAGTCACGATATCGTGATGAGTTTTCTTATGCATCGTTTAGTGAAGGAGAAAAAATGAGAATAGACCTTGCACTACTCTTTACTTGGAGAG